CCGATCTGGTGAACGCGAGACCCCTATCAATTTCTGCGAGTAATGCTTTCATCAAATAATTTATGCCTAACAAAATACAATTCCTTGTGGACCAGTTCGGCCTGGCCAACACCGCCTGGTTTATCCGGCTGATGAAAAGCGGAACCACTCCAGAGCAGATTGTCGGCTCACTCGTGCCCAGCAACTACGACAGCCGAAGGGACGGCGTCTTCCGAGCCCTCCAATTCGCAGGCAACCTGCCCGACTCGATGATGCCCCAGGAGATCAAGGACGCCTTGCAGCCATGACACAAAAGGAATACGGCGACCGCATCGGTATAAGCCAGCCGCGGGTCGCACAGCTTATATCTCAGGGGATGCCCATGGACTCACCCGAGTCGGCCGACCTCTGGCGATCTCAACACGTTAGGTCACGCGCTAAGTCTATTCCTAAACAGAAGAACGTACCGGACCCCACCGCAATCGAACAGGAAGGCCCCTACAGGCCTATTGAAGCCGAGAGCCCTCTCAACACCGCAACAGCCGCCACCGACTCGCCAGAAGGCGCTTACGAAAGGCAGCGGCAAATCGAGCGTGCAGCCTATGACCTGGCTGTCGATGCCCTCCGCGGTGGTCGAGCCGACGCCGGCCGGCTGGTGGCCATCCATGCAGCCGCGGCAAAGAACTTAACCAGCGCCAGGGACGAGGTGATCACCCAGGCCGAGAAGGAGCGTCGCCTGGTCTCCGGCGACTGGGTGCGCCGGGTGATGCAGGAGCACGACGGCGCCGTGGCCTCGCTGATCAAGGCCATGCCGAAACAACTGTCCGGCCGGATAGCACCGCATGACCCCGAGCACGCCGAGCGCGAGCTGACCCGGTGGGTGCAGGAGGTGGCGCTCAAGACATTGCACAACACCGACCCATGGAAAACCTGACCGACCTCCAGCGCTCCCTCCTGGACTACCGCCGCAACCTCTACCGGCCGACACCGATGCAGACCGTAGTCGACTGGGCCGAGGCATCGCTCCGGCTGACGCAACGGCAGACCGAGCACCCCGGGCCCTTCTCAACCTCGGTTCGACCGTATACCCGGGAGCCCATGGAATGTTGGAAAGACCCTACGGTCTACGAGGTGACCCTCTGCTGGGGAAGTCAGACCTCGAAAACGACCACCCTAATGGCCGGCCTGGCCTGGCTAATCGCCAACGAGCCGAGCCCGGCCTTGTGGCTGATGCCCACCGAGAGCCTTGCCAGGTCATTCTCGAAGAGCCGCTGGCTGCCTATGCTCGAGGACAGCCCGGCCATGCTCGAGTGCTACCCGGCCGAGGCCGACAAGATCACCAACCTCGAGCAGAACTTCACCAGGTCGACCCTGACTTTCGTAGGAAGTAATAGCCCGGCTAACCTGGCCAGCCGCCCGGTTCGGGTGCTCATCGCCGACGAGGTCGACAAGTTCGCCGAGGCAACCGCCCGGGAGGCCGACGCCCTCGACCTGGCCGAGCAGCGCCTCAAGAGCTTCTCAAGCTCCAAGGCCTTTATGACCAGCACACCGACGGTGGTCGAAGGCCGTATCTGGCAGCGCTTCCTCCGCGGGGACCAGCGTCGGTACTACCTGCCGTGCCCCCACTGCCGTGAGTACATCAAGCTCGAATGGCGCCAGGTCACCTGGGACGACGCCAAGGCCGAGGACGGCAAGCACGACCTGGGCAAGATCCGAGCCTCGGCTCACTACGTCTGCCAACTGTGCCAAGGCAAAATCACCGACTCTCACAAGGTGGCAGCCCTTCGACATGGCCAATGGCGCCCAGAGAATCCCAACGCCATGCCTGGTGTGCGGTCCTACCACCTCAGCAGCCTCTATAGCCCCGACCGTAAATGTACCTGGGGATATCTGGCTGTCTCGTTCCTCGAGGCCAAGGGATCGATGGCCGGCCTCCAAGGCTTCATCAACGGCAACCTGGCCGAGCCCTGGGAGCAGCAGGACGTGCAGCAGGAGCGCACCGAGACCGCGGCCACCGTGACCGTCGATGGCGGCCGCCGCTATCTGACCGCCGACGTCCAGGCTGTGGCGCCGTTCTTGTGGTGGGTGTGCCGCGAGTGGAAAGACGGCAACTCTACCCTGATTGCTGCCGGCCATGCCGACGACTTCGCAGCCCTCCGCCGGGTGCAGGTGGCCCTCGAGGTCCATGACATGGATGTCGGCATCGACAGCGGCTTCAACACGCAGACGGTTTACGACGCCTGTGCCTCCTATTCCTCGGTGACATCCAACCCGATCAACTTCCCTTGCGGCCTCCGTTACCCACCGGAAGGCGGCCTCCGCAAGCCCATGGTGATCGGCTGGATGCCGCTCAAAGGCCGAGAGACCGGCGCCCGGTTCACAGCAGCCACCGGGGCGGTGCACCCTTTCGGCCTGTCGACATCATCCTCAATGAGGACCGACGTGGTGCAGCCCCTCCTGGTGTTCGACACCGAGCACCTCCGAGATATGCTCTCCAGGCTAAGGAAGGGCGACATCGACCGCGAATGGGGCGTCCATCAGGATCCGCCCAGCGTCCAGGCCGAAGGTGCCTACATCGCCGAGCCCGACCTGTACTGGCGCCACCTGGACTCACACGTCCTACGACCCCAAGCCAACCGCGCTGGCCGCATCAAGCACGTCTGGGTTAAGCGCAATCAAAAGTGGCCCGACCATCTGCACGACTGCGAAATCATGCAGCTCGCCATGGTGATGCTCTGGAATGATCTGGTTACGTCAAGCGAGTCAATAGCCAGCTAACCTATTGAAGTCACCCTGGGATCGGTGAAGATCCGCCCGAGGTGTTCACGTTTACCGTAGCCATCAAGAGGGCCTATCTCCGCAGTGTCTATGCGACACTGGGTGGTGTGACGCTCCTGGCTGCCCTGGCTGCTAAGTCCATCGCCGCGGCCACAGTGATCGAGTCCGGCCAGGTTGTCCGGTCGACCTCATCCTCCGATGTGTCGGTCGAGTTCGCCGAGCCCGGCAAGGGCGCCCCTACACCTTCTGAGATGGTCGAGATGTGGGAAAGCCTGCTCGATGACTACGACCTGGCTGTCGATTACCTCGAGCAGGACGGCATCACCAGCCCCACCGACGCTCAGATCTACACCAAGATGGTGGCTGTGGTTCTGGTTGCAGCCAACAGTTTCGGTGGAGACTTCTCCAACTTCCGCCGTGAGGGAACCATCCGCACTGGCATGACCTAATGGGATTCCTCGACACCATCCTGAGCAAGTTCCGGTCGGCGCCTGTCGACCGCTACGAGGGCGCGTCCAACTCGATCCGCCGGTCCTTCCTGGACACCAGCTACACCTCGGTGCGGTTCGATGTGACTGCCTCGACCCGGCAGCAGATTGTCCGAAAGAGCCGATTCTTCGAGCAGAACAACGCGGTCATGAATCGCCTTGGAGACCTGTTCGAGAATTACACCGTCGGCAGCAACTTCTCGGTGCAGCCGGCTTCCTCGAATCCCGACTGGAATCTCCGAGCTAAGAAATGGTGGGACACCTGGAGCCGCTACCCTGACATCGGATCCCGGCAGTCTTTCGGCACCCTGATGTCATTGGCCGCCCGTGGCTGGTTCTATGATGGGGAATCCTTTATCCTCCTGACCAAGGGCGAGACCGGCCGGCCCCGATTGCAGCTAATTGAGCCGCAGCAGGTCTCCACTCCCGCTGGCCAGGAGGGCCTTCCCGATGTGTTCGATGGCGTCCGGTTCGACCCCAAGACAGGTCGGGCCATCTCCTTCTATTGCGGCCAGGAGCAGCAGCAGGGACAGCTTACCGACATCCGGTCGATCTCATCCGACTCGGTGGTCCACATCTACGAGGCCCAGCGTGCCGGCCAGCTCCGCGGCCTGCCTTTCGTGGCTTGTGTGATCAACGACCTGCACGACCTGGACGACCTCCAGAAGCTCGAGATGGAATCCTGCAAGCTCGCCTCCAGCGTGGCCCAGGTCATCAAGACAAGCTCCGGTGAGGTCCAGGCAACTAGCCTCCGATCCGGTGTTGCTGGTTCCCAGGGAACCGCCCAGAACTACTACGAAAACATTTTCGGCGCCTCGGTCAAGGTGATGAAGACTGGCGACGAGTTCGAGCAGTTCAGCGCTGACCGCCCCAACGTCAATATGCGCGAATACTGGCGCAGCCTGACCGAGAAGGTCTGTGCCGGCGTCGGCATCCCTTACGTCCTGGTCTTTCCAGAGTCGATGCAGGGCACCGTCTACCGGGGCTCACTCGATATGTCTTCGGTGTGGTTCCGCAGCCGGCACCAGGTGATGGCCTCGGCCGCCCGACGTATCTGGGAGTATGTGATGGAATACGCCATCCGCACCGACCCGACTCTCAGGGACAGCCCCGACGACTGGTACGAGGTCGCCATCCAGGCGCCCCGAGCCCCTAACGTCGACGTCGGTCGCAACTCAGCCGCCCAGCTAAACGAGCTTGGTGCAGGCATTACGACCTATGACGAGATCTACGGCGCCCGAGGCATCGACTGGCGATCCGCCCTGGAGGCCAAGGCTCAACAGGCGCGGTACATCCAAGACCTGGCAGTCAAGTACGGCCTCGATGTCTCACAGATCTCGACCGCTCAAAAGCAGCCGATAGCACCTGAGCCGGCCGCGGCCGCTCTCGAGCAGCCTCCTTCCGAAGAAATGCCCGAGCCGATCCCGGCCGAGCCCATCGAAGAGGTGGTTGCAGTGCTCGAGCCCAAGAAACGGAAAACCAGAGCCAAGAAAACCGAATGACTAAAGTAACCAACTGGCTTTCCTACCAACCGCGCGCCTCGGTCCATGAGCCGGCGGTGCTCCAGATATTCGACCAGATCGGCGAAGACTGGTTCGGTGGCTCCGGTGTATCGGCCAAGGCATTTAGCCAGGCAATGCAGGAGGTCGGCCCCGGCCCCCTGGTGGTCGAGATCAACAGCCCCGGCGGCAACGTCTGGGACGGCCTGGCCATCTACAATATGCTCAGAGGCCGGCAGGAGCCGGTGACAACCCGGGTGGTCGGCATCGCTGCCTCGATTGCTTCAATCATCGCCCTGGCAGGTGACACCGTAGAGATCGCCGACGCCGCGCTGATAATGATTCACGATCCTTCCGGCATGGTGGCCGGTAGCTCGGAGGACATGAGGAAGATGGCCGACGCCCTCGATCAACACGCCGAGGTGTTGGCAGGGATCTACCGTAAGAAAACAGGTCGCAGCATCGAATCTATTCGGGCTGCAATGAAATCCGAGACCTGGTTCACCGCTGACGAGGCCATCCAGTATGGCCTGGCCAACCGCCACACCGACGAGCAGATGTCTATAGCCGCCTGCTGGCATCCTCGGGCCGTCACCAAGACCGCCCCTGAGACCGTCCGAAGCAACCTCCGCCGCGGTCTCGAGCAGTACGCCGAGGGCCTCGCCGGTGATGGCCTCGAGAAGCAGACCGTCCTGGACGCCGAGGCCCTAGTGGCCGGTGAGGCGCCCACCGAGGACAAGATCCGCACAGCCAACGCCTGGTGGGGACGCAACGAGCGCTTCCTCGAGGCCGAAGCCAACACCCCTGCCGACGTGGCCGCCAACCTCTGGGGAGGTGCCGCCGGCCGTGACTGGTTCAAAGCACTCTACGCCCAACTCGAAGTCGAGGAGGGCGAAACTACAGACAACAAACTTTCGACCGGCAGCACTAACGCTGCCGACGATGGCGCGACAACCGCGCCGACATCACAGCAGACACCACACGATATGACTGATTCCAACACCGTGGTGGCGGCCGCTCCTAGTGCGCCGACCGCCCTCGACATCGACGCCATCGTCGCCAAGGCCGTGGCCGCTGCCATCAGCGCCAAGACCATCACCGCCGCCCCTGCACCGGAGCCCGTCGCCCCGGTTCGCATCGAGAACCTCGGCAATGCACTGCTCGAGAAGCACAAGGGCTTTCAGGCCGGCAATGATCGCCGCAAGTTCTTGGTAGCCAATCACTCCGAGCTGTTGCGCCAGAGCGCCATCCACGCCCCCCAGAACGCCAACACGTTCGCCTCGGGCCTGGTTGTCGATTATCTCGCCGACGCAGTGATCACCGTGGCCGCCACTCGTTTGGCCCTGGTCTCCGCTTTCAGCCGCAACGTCGGCCTGGATAACCTCCGCCCCCGCGCGTCCGTGCAGGTCAAGAAGTACACCACCGGCACCGCTGCCCAGACCAACCCGACCTCCTGGGAAACCAACAACGATTCGACGCTGGCCGCCACCGCGGTCACCGTGAACCAGATCTCGAAGAACTTCACGGTCACCCAGCAGGAACTTAACCAGGGCTTTATGCTGTCCGACCTGGCTGCCGGTTCTGCCGACCTGTTTGCCTACGGAATCAGCGACGTCCTGACCGCCCTGATGGTCTCGGGCAACTACGGCGCCGCGACTGTTATCGGCACCGCGGCCAACTTCGACACCTCGGATCTGCCTGCGATCCTGGCTCTGGCCAAAAACTACCGCAGCAAGAACCTCATCCTGGACGGCGGCCACATCGCTCGCCTCCAGTTCTCTTCCGCGAGCAACACCTTCCCTGACAGCCGTCTCGAGCTGCTGGCGAACGGCCGGTTCGGCTTTGACGTGGTCGCCGAGAACAACCGCTGGACCTCTGCCGAGGCCAACACCGCCGGCTTCGTCTGCGGCCCTGATGCCATCGCCATCGCCTCCGGCCTCCCGGTCGGCATGATCGCCGGTGAGTTCCTCGAGCAACGCGCCGTCACCACCGCCAACGGCCTGAGCTGCCTGCTCTCCGTCTGGTACAGCCGCGCCTCCCGCGCTCACATGGCGTCCTACGACATCATGTTCGGCGCCGCGGCCGCGGACACGACCCAGGCCGAAGTTCTGGTCACCGCCTAATCGGCCAAGTCATGAGAATCGCCACGACCATTGCAGTGGACAAGGCAGGCAAATCAAAGATTGTCGCCGGTCCCGAAGTCGATGCAGCCGCCCAGCGCACCGACTTTAACACTGCCAAGATTGCAGAGGGCTCGAAGCTGATCCTGTGGATACAGGGCAGCGTTGCACCGAAAATCCGCAAAGGTTAAACAACCAAAACTGGGAGGGTCACTGGACACGCTGGTGACCCTCCCTTTAAAAAACACAATTTTATGGCCGTCCAAGCAGACATTTCGACTGAGTATTCAATGGGCCGCGAAGGGTTCGCGCTGGTCACTAGCACCGCCGCTCAGACCGGCAACTGGGCTGGCTTGATTCCTACCGAGCCGACGGTGTTTACGTCCATCACTGGCTACCAGATCTCCGGCACTTGGACATCCAAGACGATCCCTGCTGGCCTACCGCTGGTGGGTAATATCACTGGATTTCAGATCTTGTCTGGTAGCGTCGTAGCATTTCTAGCTCGAGCCTAATGATCTCAATCGGCATAGCACTCAATCGGTTGTTCTCCGGTCAAGCCGGTGGCACTGATGCGCCGGTGCTGCGTCGAGATGTTCTGCAAGAGGACGAGTTCTTTGTGCTGCAAGAAGACGGCACCGGAAAGATCGTCATCACCTTTGGCACTTTCGACTCTCTGTTGCGTGAAGACGCTGGTTTTCTGCAACAGGAAGACCTCTTTAAACTCGCAATCCAATCCAACTGACCTATGGCAGACTCTAAAATTACAGCACTAACGGCACTGACTGCTGCCGATCCAGTCAACGATATGTTTCCGGTGGTCGATGTCTCTGACACGACGATGGCGGCATCTGGTACGACTAAGAAGATCAGCGTAAACAACATCCTCGGAGCATCCGGCACCGCCACGCTCGCCTCCGCCACCATCACCGGCGATCTGACGGTGGACACCTCGACGCTGAAGGTTGATTCGACGAACAATCGGGTGGGTATTGTACAAGCAACTCCGCTATATCCTTTGCATCTGGTTGGTGAGTTTGGACTTGAGGAGGCATCGTCTGGTAACGGCACAAAACTCAGATTGATTGGTGATGCTAGTAAGTACAACTTTCGACTTGGAAAGCAGCTTACTGCAACCAACACGTTTGAAATTACTCCGTCCACTGCTATTGGCGGGACGACGTTCAGCAATCCGGTTTACACCGTAACGTACGACGGTACACACACGTTCCTCGACGGCACAGGCGGCACTCGAATGACCCTGAACTCAACGGGGCTGGGCGTGGGGGGAAGTCCTGTTACTTCTCACCTGATCTCCGCTCAGGGTCCGATTGCTATCGGCGGAACTGCTGGTGGAACGCGTACTTCTTACATCTCAAACTCTGGGGCGGCATCCATCTACTACACCGATGGTGGTGCGAGCTATCCGTTCAACGAGTTTGGAAACTTGGTTATCCAGCCGAGAACAAGTGCGGCACGAAGCGTTGTCATTGCTACCGGATCAACCACACCAGTCGAACGTGCTGTTGTAAAATCAACCGGACAAGTCCGATTCGTCCCGCTTGCTGCTGACCCTTCTGGAGCTGAAGCTGGCGATGTTTACTACAACAGCACAAGCAACAAGCTGAAGTGCTACAACGGAAGCACTTGGAACGACCTTTTCTAATCACACCATGAATATCTCTTGGATCATCGAACGCCTTCTCGTCCGCAAAGTCGAAGGCACTCTCACCGATGTCGTCATCACCGCCGACTGGAGGTGCAACGGCTCGCAGGATCAGTACAGCGGCACCTGCTACGGCAGCGCGTCGTTCGCTCCGCCGAGCGAATCGTTCACGCCTTACGATCAACTGACCGAGCAGCAGGTCTTGAACTGGTGCTTCGCCAATGGCGTCAACAAGACCGCCATCGAGGCGAATGTCACCGCGCAGATCGAGAACCAGATCAACCCTCCGGTCATCGCTCCGCCGCTGCCGTGGGTGCCGGTGCCGCCTCCGGTTAAGGTTGCCGAGCCTGTGGTGGTTGCCGATACTTCCGCCGCATGATCAAGATCGAACTTAGCACCGAGCAGGCCAATAGCCTCCTCCAACTCATCGACATTGCGGTAAAAGCTGGTGGCGTTGCCAACGCCCGTGCAGCCCTTCCGCTCGTGGACCTTATAGTTGCAGCCGCTCAACCCAAGCCCGAGTAATGGAACCAACGAACAGCAGCACCAGCCCTGGACTATCCCTAGCAGCAGCGGCAGGTGCCACCGCTGTTTCGTTTATTCCAGCCCTCACTGACTGGGTAAGGCTTATCACCGCGCTGATTGGCTTAGCCTGCGCCTGTTACGCAGCGTTTCGATTATTCCGCTCTAAATGAAAAACACGAAAACAACTCTCGCCGGTGTCGGTGCAATCCTCGTCGCTGTTGGCGGGGCCCTCAAGGCCCTGTTCGACGGTGACCCGACAACCAACCTCGACCTGACTACCACTATCGCCGCGGTGACCGCTGGTATCGGCCTGATCTGGGCCAAGGATGCCAAGGAAGTTACCGAGCCGAAGCCGTGAACTGGGTCTACCAGATCCTCAAGGCTCTGCTGGACTTCCTCCGCGAAACACCACCTACCGATGTGCAACATGGCAAAGCTCCCGATGCCCTCAAGAGCGATCTGGCTGGCCGTGTTGCTGACCTGCCTGGGCTGCCAGATGACCAAGGTGGTCCTGGTGCCAAGCGGTGATCCGGTGATGCTGGCACAGCCGGTAAAGGCCAGCGTGTACGGATTCGATGCCGACAAGAAACTGGTCGGGCCATCCCAGGTGACCCTCCCGGCCGGCTGGTACGTCCTACCCAAGAAATAAAACTATGGCCCAGCAAACGATCAACATCGGCACCATCGCCAACGACAACACCGGGGACACCCTCCGCGGTGCCGGCGAGAAGATAAACGACAACTTCGACGAGCTGTATGCCGCCCTGCCGTTGGTTACACCGACGACCTGGGTGCCGACTCTCATCGACTCCGGCGGTGGCCGCACCTTCGCCATCACCACCAACACAGCCCGGCACACGTCCATCGGCTTCGTTACAACCTTCACCGCGGACATCACCGTCAACTCGGTGACCGGATCCGCTACGGGCAACCTCCGGCTGTCGCTGCCTGATGCTGTGACCTACGAGGCCGCCGCGGCGGTGTGGCTGACTAACGGAACCAACCAGGCCAAGACCGCCATCATCGCTCGCCTAATCGCCGGCACCAGCTACCTCCAGCTGTCGCACTTCGAGAACGGAGACGCCACTAGCCTGGCCGGCCATCTCCAGGCCACCAGCCGCCTAATAGTCTCCGGCACTTACTTTACCGCCTGATGACCACCATCGGATCCAGTCTCCAGCAGGGCATGGCGGTGCTCCAGCAGATGCTAGGGGCGCCGATGTTTATCTGGCAGGGGACGTCGATCCGGTGCATCCCGGCAGCCGTCAACGATGCCAACGTGCCCATCTCCGGTGGCTTTCAAGACAATGTGACCTCGAGGATCCTGGTCATGTTCAGCGACTGGAAGACCTGCGACAGCACCCTGGTCTCGATGGACTCGACACTCTACACGCTCGACCAGGGCACGACCTTTTCCCGGCTGCTCAAAGAAGACGGCCTATTCATCCTCCAGGAGAACACCGACCGCATCGCCCTGACCTTTTGCAAGCCTCGGCCGGTGGTCGGTAGGACGCTGGTCTACCAGGGACGCACCCTCCGCATCCTGTCCTGCCGTGTGGATGCCTCCGGCGCCTACTACAACCTAGAGCTGGGGGCGAAGACCAAGTGAGGCCTGTCGTCAACATGACGGTCGACTCGAGTAAGTTCGACGCTGCCATGAAGCAGTATCTGCTGACGACGAGCCGCGATCTTCATAAAGCGATCAACAGCAGATTCTTTTACCTGATGGTCCGGCTGTTCGTCCTGGTGCCGCCCAAGAGCCCAGGCCAGGAGCGCCGCAGGATCGCCGACTACCTGGGAACGCCCGTAGGCGACATCAACCGCAAGTCTAAGAAGACCGGCAAGCGGGTCGGCAAATCCCGAATCCTTCGCCGGGTGCACCTCATCGCTCAGTCGAAGGAAGCTAAGGGCGGTCGCCGCGGCTTGTATGGCGAAGAGATGAAGGCAGCAGCCTCGGCCCTGATGCGGAAGGCCATCGGGTCCGTCGGCTACCTCAGAAGCGGTGTGGTGAAGATGATCCGAGTCTACAACAAGGGATTCAGCCAGTTCCAAAGCCCAAAGTGGAAGCCGCTTTCGAAGCCTCCCGGCTACAAGGCGCCGAAGCAGACCAACGCCGCCCTGGTCTCACTGGCCAACCAGTACGGCCTTCCCCAGGAGAACGTCGCCACGCACAAGGGCACCAAGGCCCGAGGCATCCAGGCGGTCCCAGGATTCAATCCGACAGCCTCGGTGGTGATGACCGCCGGTGTGGCCGACAGCCAATACACCCGGGTGGCCGGCATCTACAACACCGCCATGCAGAAGGCTTTCGACGACGAGACGACAGAGATGGTCAACCACATGACCGAGGCCCTCCTGGCCAACGGCAAGGTTCTCGAAGACAACGGGATCACAATCAAATGAACGCCGTCGCCCTAAGAGCAGAACTTGCAGTCGCTGACTACCTGTCAGCCGCCAACTGGTCGGCATCCGGCGCCGGCACACCGACCTGCCTGACGTCCTACAGCCGCGGCCTCTACGACGATCCCGACGAGCAGGACGTCATGCCCAACTTCCCACGCCTGGTAGTCTCGACCAACTCAGCTAGACCAATGCAGCGCACCGACTTAACCTGTGAGGTCGAGATCGCTGTCGAGTTGCAGCTATCGGCCGACGACACCGACGAGGCTGCTGTCCTGACCACCGTCCAGGTGCTCGACAACTTGATTCTGCCGCTGTTCGATGACACCGGGGCCTCTGCTCTTAACGCGCCATCAAACGACGCCAGCGGCCCCTTTACGGCGCAATTCGCCGCACCTCTGGACTTTGGTGCATCCTCAATCTCTAATCGGTCCAGGACGTTTACTCGGACCTTCACCCTCTTTTGTTCGGCAACCATCTAACCACCCACACGAATGGCTAATTCACAAGGACTTGCATACCAATTCGGTTCACCGGCTTCGGTGACCATGTACGGCATCAACAACACAACCGCTGTATTTTCGG